TCTCCTGTTATGTCTATCCCTGTTGAGGTGGTGGCTAGTTTTTCTGAGTTGTCGTAATAGAGTTTGACAGCACCATTAGCTGTCATGTGTATCATGTTTTCATCAGCAGGTGTTCTTAGAACCATAGTGCCACCTGATTTAAGTATTAATGAACCTGTACCAGATTCACTTATATAACTGTTAGAGCCATCGTGATAGATTTGTAGATCATTGGATGAGCCGAACTGTCCTTTAACATTATCTGGGAAAGTGAGACCGTTAGCATCTAGATATGCTTCTATCTCATCGGTTATGACAGCATCTGTTTGTGAGAATAGTCCTAAGATACCAGCAGTAATTCTAAGTTCTGCTTGGTTGTTTGCTGAGAAAGCCCGGGCTGTTGTTCCTTCTTGAGCCCTGACAACTGTAAGAGTATTGCCTGATATAGCAGTACACTTAACTATTTCGTTATTAGTTAAGTCATCTAAAGTTAAAAAGAATACATCCCCACCGCTTAGAGAAGGGAATACTGAACCGTCTGTTACTGTTATAGATGTTGCAGACGAAGTAATCCCCGCAGACAGGGTGGTCTTTGCATTATTTTTAAATACAACTGCCACAGATTATCTCCTTAAGATACTGTTACAGTCCAAGTAATTGTCATTGAGTCAGCAGAGCCTTTGTTAACAACTGAAAAAACAGTTCTACAAAGCATGGTTCCGCCTGAGTTTGCATTGAACAAACCAGCTTCTGTAATAGCACCTGTACCTGTACCAGCACCAAAGGTTGCAACATATGCAACTTCGTTGTTTGTTACTGTGGTTGAGGTAAGAGATACTCTACCTAGCTCCGTTCCTAGTGCTGTGTTGCCTGCCGCAGCAGCTGTCGAACCACTACCGATAGCCATGTTGCTCATGGCTGTAGCAGTAGCATCTTTCATTCTGCTAGCAACATAATTTTTTCCTGAAGTAACAACTAAGTTATCTACTTCTCTGACAACTTCACCATTCAAAGCAATTGACAATTTACCTTTAAGCTTGAATTTATCGTTTATCATTTTTCTCCTAATTTAATGCACTTGTATTAAATGCCGAAGTGTTGAGAACACTTGAGCTTCCAGTTAATAAACTAATAGCTATCGACTCGTTTATTGTAACACTATCTGTAGATGTTGTGTTAAATGAGTAGCTCAACAATTCGCTAATCGCTAAGGTATCACTTTTGGAACTAGATGTTGAGAACACCTGAGAATCAAGGAAGGATATTATGTTATTTTTTACTAATGCTATGTCTGTTTGTAGCTCGTCATCAACACTGGCTGTGTCATCCATAGCAACACCATCTGTAAATGTTCTAATGAACTGAGCCACTCTACTTAAGTTTTCTGTCATAGTGACCGTATCAGTCTTGCCTAATTCAGAAAGCTTGACATCTGAATCTGTCATACCAAACTGATCTGATGGTTGTTTAGTAAAGCTGGTAGTTAGTGACTCTGATACTGATAAAGAATCACTGACTGGTCTAGCCAGTAATAGTGCTGCACTTTCTGCTATTGAGAATGAATCTGTAAAGCTTCTAACAAATAGTATTTCCTTGAACAAAGACTCAGTCATTGCTACAGAATCAGAAGCTGCTTTACCAATTTCTTTTTCCGGCAAGTCAGCCATGCCGAAGCTATCTGTTAATGCTTTACCTACAGCAAAAGCTGTTTCTTCCGTAATGTTTATTGTTACTGCATTAGGATTCCCGGGATAGAAGTAAAGGTTCTTCGTATCTGAATCAACGAATATCTCGACATGTGGATTCAAATAATTAAGTGCTAGATTTAAATTAACAAAATCTAACAGCACCCCAGAAATAGGTGCAATAACTTGATTGGAGACCTGAAGGTCTAAGTCGGCAAAAGTGGTACTAAGCTTAGGAGCTGATTCGTCAGCAGTCTGTACTGAAAGAACTACATCTTGGGAAGTTACTGAAGCTTGTAGGTTTACATACTCTACAACTAATTTTATAGCCATTAGTCAAAATCATCTCTCACATTAAATTTAATTAAGTCATTAACTGTTTGAATGTTACCATCTGACTTTGTTATTTCCATTTCTCCCTCGTAAAACCCTGCTGTGGTAAAAGTATCATTAGTAAATGCCATGGCACATTTACCAGCAGTTGCATCAGTAATGCTACAAGTGATTGTTTTTAATATAGTTGTTGTTCCTATTTTTCTAATTCTAACTCTAGTTGTTGAGCCTGTAAGATCAATCGGAGCAAATGTTGTTGGGTCTTCTGCATCTAAAGTCTTACCAGTAGCAGCTGTGTTTGAATCTCTTAAAGTAAAGTTTAGTTCTGGGTGTGTATCCCCCACAACTACTTTGATTGTTGATGAATATGCCATTAGACGAACTCCTGATATTTAATTGTAAGTGGTGCACCTACTCTGCCATATTTAGATTTTCTCACTGCTTGTGCTTCTCCTTTATCGTACATACCTTTGTTAATTGTTGCTGCATTGTAATCTGTCCAAGGACTATCTTTCATCATTTGCAGTCTATAAATAGCACCATGAACAATTGTTTCTTGGTACTCATTAACAATTATATTAGGAATTGTTGTTGCTGTCGAAGTTGGTTTCAAACTATATAAAGCATACAGTGCATAGTTTTTATCTGGGGTTGGGGCAACTAATATTGTTTCTTGATCTTTCTGGCTATAGAACCTTGGTCTACCTTTACCGTACTCATCGAATAATGATGGCTTACCAATTAATGCTTTTGGTTTTAGTCTTGAAAAACTTTTTTCTGATATCTGATTGTTTGATTCACCAAACTCAAAAAATATATCAATGATATGGTTAAGCTCTGTTCCCACTGGGATATCTAAGTCTGCTGCTTCGTATTCATTAATACTTTGCACAGTCTGGAAAAGTGTAAGATCAGCTAAGTAAATGTCAGTATTTATACAAAAGTCTATGATTGTATTTCTAAGCTCGTCAATAATAATACTTTGTGGACAACTAGGAACTTCTCTTTTAACTCTTGGAACTAATGATTCTATTTTTTTTGCTACTGCCATAATTACTCTGGTTGATCAGGTCTTGGAGCTGCACTAGCATCAACCTGATTTTTTACTCCTAATGAGTTTTGAAATGTTGCTAAAAAGCTTCCAGCTTTCTGCATATCTCCAGCAAACTCAGTATCTTTAAGATATGCTCTATACAGCATATAGTCGAGTATTGCATTAGCATAAATATCATCTAAACCAATAACATCTGTAGCTGTACTAAAATTACTTATTGTTATCTCTGATGGCAGAGAAGAATAAACTAATTCTACAGTAGCATTGCTGGCTGTGGTGTGTGGATAAACATAGAATATCTTTGGATCAAGTCCATCATAAACATAATACTCAACAGCTGTTCCTGTTGCTTCGTACCAATCTTCTACCTTGTCATCCAATACTGCTCTGTCGATAGCGGCTATTGAACTTTTATTAGGGCTTAGGTTCTTGTAAACCTTCATTAGTCTAAGTGCTGCCGCTGGCAGTGTTTGTTTAGAACTATCAGCAGCTAAGGTAAAAGATGCATTGACAGGGTTAGCATCTGGTCTGTATAGCACAATCTCTCTTTGAGCATCGTTAAGATAATCAAGCAAAGTTTGTTGAGACCATCTTGTATTAGTAACATCCTGAAGGATTTCTTCAGCTCTATCAATTAAATCTATTACCTTTACTGTTGCCATTTATAGTCCTAGTTTTTTCTTTTCCTCGGCTGAGAGACCGCTCTCATCATAGATAAAGTTCCAAAACTCTGGTCTATGATCTGGATGCCAAGGCACAATCTTTCCAAACTCTCCTCTTGAATAAAGAGGATTGTCTCCATTAGATTCAAGCTCTTCTTCTTCATCAACTGGTGCTGATGATTCTAAAGACTTAAGCTGCATTTCAAGATCAGCTAATTTATCTTTTGGATTCAAAGATACATTAAAATTTTCTTTTGCAAATTTAATAATATCGTCTTTGGTCATTTCTTTCTCCTTGTTTTTCTAGCTTTTATTTTACCACTACTTGATGCTTTTTTTGCACCAGATGGTCCCATAAGTTTTGTAAGTGTTCCGTATATATATGAATTAAGCTTAGAACCGCTTAATCCTCTTTTCTTGCCTTGAGCTCTAAGTCTTCTCTCAAGGGTTTCTTTTTTTGATCCTTTAGGCATGATTAAAATAAAAAGGGGGAGCCGAAGCTCCCCAAGTAAACATTAAGCTGTTTTCAGCTTAAATTCACCAAGTGCTGTTGGAAGTACAACTTTGTACCCGTATACAGCTAGCCCTCTAACACCGTCACCGAATGAAGACTCAAGTCTTACAGTTTCAGTATTAGTGAACTGAGAAGCATAAGCAATAGCTTTTGGATGTCCGAATAATCCAGATGCAACACCTGAAGATACAGACAGATTGTTAGAAACATACATTTTGAATCTATCAATCATTCCGATGAAGCCATTTCTTAATGGTGATACTGCATCACCAGTTAAGTATGCTTGTCTTAGCTCTGACTGCTTGATTACTGAAGCAACAGCTGGGTTGATGATCATAAATCTATCCTCTTCAGGAATGTTATTTTCATCAAGCTGTTGACCAGCTTCAAGGATGTAACTAAGAACATTAGATGATGTTAAGTTCACTGGTGTGTTGGATGCGTTGTTAACATCTGTTAACCCTGCACCAGCAGCCACATTAGCGAATACATCTTGCTCGATCTTGATCTTCATGTTTGCCGCTGCATCTTTTGATGCTTCGTTCATGAAGTCAATATCAGCCTGTTCTCTTAGGATGTCATCGACTTTGAAAGCATAGCTTTTT